GGGGGCGATCAACATAGATGCCACCATCATACGGACGAGGCTGAGCCCGGCGGGGAGGAAGGGGGTTTGCTGTAGCTGGTAAACATTCAAACTTGTCATCGTGTTCCATGGAAATCTCCTAAGTGATGGATACTGATACTGTACCAAGCGTAATACTAAGTGCAAGATTGTTTGGTGTTAATTGTGCATCTTCAGCCCTTGATCCACCGACCGGCGCATAACCCCACTGGAAGATCCTAGAGCCGCCCGACGGATTGCCCTCGGCATTGATACCCGCCACGGTATACGTCGTGTCTGGGCGTGGATTACGCAGTGCCTGGGGGTCATAAATAGGGTACATGCCCAAAAGTAACTGAGGCTGGTCGGGCTCCCAGCACTGTGGGCAGACCAATAAATTGATCTTCTGAGCCTTAATAATTAAGGTTTTCAGTTCTTTGAGTTTGTACTGGAAGCCACACCTATCGCACTCGGCGATGGCGTTTTTGCCAGATGCAAATGCATTAGCCAATGAACTGCCTCCTGGGAACCAGTGAAATTGCGGCTTTTTCTCGATCTTCGTCAGAAGCCAGTTTCCACTGCTCTTCGTACTGCATCTTAAGCATCTGGACCCTGTCTGCCGCACGGGGCAGTTTCATGGACAAGTAATAAGCCAACCCGGAAACTAAGCAGTTTAACCAACGGAATGGGATGTCCTGCGTGGTAACACCTGTTCCTGCGTCTTGGATTCGTCTGAGTCTCCAGTACACGAACTTGTACTGATTGCCCGGGTCATCTGGCGTGGGCCATACATAAATTTTGGGAGCATTGACGCCACTCGGCTGTGTTGCTCCGCTTTGGCGGTCCACCCAGACCTGAATAGGGCGACCAGTAATCAGCTTGTTGGGGATGTTGGAATACGTCATGATACTGATCCGAGTGATGGTCAAATCAGTCTGATTGGTTGCATTTCCAGCATCGGTACGAATGACATGGCTGATGAGGTCAATTGTGTCCACTGGCAGGTTGTACTCGGCCTGCCCGGTGACCATGTTAATTTCACCCTCTTCAATGGTCCAAAGGTTAATTCCACGGTTTGACCATTCAATAGTCAAAAGATCCAGGGACCGCCGAGCCGTCCTAAAGTCGTAACCGGTACGAAGCTCAAGGCCACAGCGTTCAAACGCCTCCTCGATAAGATCGTTGAGGTCGAGATTAAATGCGGCGGTACCGGATGTTGTCATTTCAACTTCTTAAAGTTTTTGGGCGAACGCTTACCCATGTTCCCAAGTTTCATAGCGGAAACACCAAGTTTCTTAGTCAATCCGCCCTTTTTTGCACCAGGAACACCACGACCTTTTAAAATATCTGCCTTGGTAACCTTGCCATCGCCCGTTAGGTCAGGGAACTCTTTAGCCATTATCGAAACCTCGCTGTTTTAGTTGCAATTCGCTTAGGCTGGGACACGAACTGCTTACCCGAAGCTTTACCAGCCCGTTTTGCCCTTGAAGTAGCCGCATACTCTGATGGGGAAAGTGATTTGATTGCACTTTCGGGAAGGTAACGCTCACCGGTAGCTTTAGATCCCTGGGTAGAAGGCTTTCCACTTTTAGTTCTCCACTTTTGTTGCGTCCAATCCTTCAGACTTTGCTGCGGCTTCTTTAAGGTCATCTCGTTCCATCCTGCGTAACTGTCTTAATACCTCTGCGTTTAACAAAATCCAGTCAAACACATTGCCGTCTTTCTGGGGTTTGTAAGTAAATCGTTCAGTTCTTGTAGCCACCGCCTGCTTTTTTATAACTTGACGCAAGCATTTGTGCTTTTCTGGCTGACCATTGTCCCGGCGCTCCACCTTTACCCCCGGCTTTGATTTGTTCAAAAAGACGTTTACGCATCCCGGGCTTGGTGTAATTGCCTGCCTCGTTTACACGGGACTCACCACCCTGTTTAAACGACTCAATCTTACGTCGTTTAGACGGGCTAATAGCACCCATACCTCGGGACGGCATCATTAGATCATCTTCCCTTTGGTGTGGCCTTTGGACACAATGCCATCCGCACGCTTAACACCGCCACCGGAAGCCATTTTCTTGGTCATTCCGCCGCCCGCCATCATTTTCTTCTTAGCCATGCCGCCCTCTTTAAGGCCCGCCTTATGAACGGCAGAAGACTTCTCGTGCTGTTTAATAGCTTTGGCAACACCGCCCTCTTTCATGGCTCTTTGCTGCATGTCTGCTCTTGCCATGCCACGGCCCATGCGGTCCATCATTTCGCCTTCGTTCATCATGCCGCCAGCCTGATAGCCCTTTTTCGCCATGCCACCAGCCATCATTTTTTTGGTCATACCCCCAGCCATCATTTTCTTGGTGGGCTTTGCTTTTTTGTCATGCATCATTTTTATTACTCCTTGTACAAGTTGTTAAAAGTTACCTCAGGGTCCATGTACGAATCATCCTGCTCGGCACAATGAATCCATTGGCTTGGTCTAAAATCAGGCGCTCCCTCACCAGTCACCCAGTAAGCAGGACTTGTGGCCCTGACCCGGTTGTTTGGCAAAGCAACGATGTTTCCTGTCCACTTTCCTGCATCCGTCAACATCAATACATGGCTCTGTTTATGCTGGGAGGGGTCTTCTGAAACATCGCTCTCGGCATAATCGACCGTAAATAGGTACCTTCCAACATGAAACTCGTTATCAATCTTGCACAGCCACGGCGAAGGTTGCGCCCTTTCGATCTTAAAAACCCCGTGGTTGTAAGAACTACAGTCCCAAGGTTGCGCAAGATGCGTTGGCATACGCTCGGGCCATTGCTCCAACGAGATGTCACCCACAAGAGCGGTAATAGGCATTCTTGCCCACATGGCCCCACCATGAACATTTTCCTGACTACCATCATCGGCCTCGCAACCAGTGAAAATAATCTGGAACGACAGGCATCGATCTGGGATCGTAGTGACCGCCACGGCAAGGCCATGAATATACTCCCCATGATAGTTTTGATGCCCATTGGTAAATTCTTTTCTAACCCAGCATTTGAAATAAGGAATATTGCTCGTTAAATACATAAATTATCTGCGTGCCGCTAGGGCGTCAATTTTCTTCTCAAGCCGCTCAAAGCCACTGTCAAAATGTTCACGAATCTTGTCTAAATCTGCACGTACTTCAGCACGGGTAATATGGTCACGGGCAACTTCTTCACGAGTTTTGTTCAACAGAATACTAATCCGCTGAAGCTCATCGAATTTGCCCTTAAGCATAAACACCATGACCCCCACTATCGCACTGAGGACGACGTTCCATAGCATCATCTCCATTTACCATTTCACCTTATCTGCTACTGATCTGCATAATGCAACAAAATGATCTTGGGAAAATGCTTGTTTCATCATATTAACGTCCTTATGAAGCAACTGGACATTTTCTTTAATGTACCCCTCAGAGGAATCAATTCGATCAATTGAAACGGTGGCTGTTAAACCCTTTTCGGGCCATCCTATCGGCAGTCCTGACAATGCACAGACTCCTTCTTGTTGCTCCCACATACTGATCACATCCTGTGGAGTTAAGTCCCACGCATAGCCTCGATGCAACCCGCCTTTACGTTTTATTTCAAACCACGTAATAGGCATTGGGCCAACACGACCCTTAAAGTTATTGGTATGGCTAGAGCAGGATTTGCATACCCAACTACCACGCACTGCGGAGTTGTAGTGGTCTTTTCTGCCATAACTCTGCTCCGCACCACATTTAGGACAGTTTTTTGTGTATTTCTTTTCGGTAGTGGTCATTATACTAATCCACCCTTGTTCCACTTTACACGGTCCGACCAGTAAGCCGCAGACATCTTGCCCTTGGCGATGTTTTTGCCGTGCCGTGCTTTAAATGATTTGCGCTTGGCCTTCATGGTGTCGGACTCCCCGGCTTTGGGCTTTCCAGCCGTGCCAGAAACTTCCCCAACTCGCTTGCCCTGCTGACCAAAGCGGATAACCTTTTCTTTCCCGCCCTCGCACGCCTTTACAATATGCGACTTTTTGGGATGGTCAGGCGTAGACCTGGGTTTATTGCAAGCCATGTCCTTTTTGGAGACAGGTTTCCTAGCCATGGTTTACCCGTAGATAAGGATCATTGAAGTTGTATTAGTGACGGTACCGTGCAAATCAGAATCGCACAAAATACCCTCACCCGGCATTGGAATAATGGTGTATCCAGCAGTATTATTCGCTGCCGTATTGATCGTGGCAAGAATTTTGCCAGACGCACCGCCCTCTCGAATAACTACGGAACCAGCGGTTCCACCGTTGATTGCATAGATTGTTTTAATCCTTGCACGCTGGATGTCGTTATCATTTTGATCTTTAAACGCACCCGTCGCCGTCAGCGGTTTTGTCGCTAGTACATCATATTGCATTGTTGCCATTTGTACTCTCCGAGTCTACGGCTTCTAACTTAGTAATGCGGGCTTTTA